CTTGGCCTTCGTCCTAGCAGTAGCTTGGATAAGCTTAGGAAGGCAACTATTTCATGGGTAATGCAACCCTTGAAAACCTCAGCCGATAAACATTTAGACAAACAGTTCTGGCTTGATGCGAGCGATCGGCTGATGTATGAAGGTAAAGCACCACAGTTTGCTGATACCAGAGCAGCTCGCATGCCAGCGTTTTTTGAACATGCAAATACAAACCTCCCCCAATACGCTTAGCTTTCATTCAGAGAAGCTAGAGAAATTGGTAGAGGATTTGGAGTCCAAGTTCGCTTGGCATCCAGTCCACCCCAAGGAGGAGCTAGCCTCCATTATGTACAGATCCGGTCAAGCATCGGTCGTGCAATATGTAAAATCTATTTTAGAAGAATAACATGTGCTTAGGAGCAATTTTCGGTAGAAGATCACCGACACCAGTATCAACACCGGCACCAATACAACCTAGACAACCTGATTTAGTACAAGCTGCTAGACTACCTAGCAAGAAAGAACTACTAGACCCAGATGATGTAGCTGGAGTTGAGTATGGTACATCCGCTAAGAAGATGGGTGACGAGCGTGGAGCTGCAAAAAGAACAGGTACTGACGCATTGAAGATCAACATATCTGCCGGAGAAGGTGGATCATCAGGAGGACTAAATGTCTAAGGCTAGGGAGAGATACACACAGCTGCTATCAAACAGAACACAGTTTCTGGACACAGCAGTTGAGTGCTCAGAACTTACCCTACCTTATCTTGTTACACAGGATGACAACTACAAAGGCAAACGTACTTTGATCCAACCCTACCAAAGCGTGGGAGCTAAAGCGGTTGTAACTCTTGCAGCAAAACTTATGCTTGCAATACTACCACCGCAGTCAGCTTTCTTCAAGCTACAGGTAAGAGACGACAAGCTCGGTGAACAGCTAGACCAGACCATGCGTAGTGAGCTAGACCTATCATTCTCAAAGATTGAGAGACTGATTATGGACTACATAGCTGCGTCAAGTGACAGGGTTGTAGTACACCAAGCATTGAAACATCTGATCGTATCTGGGAACGCTCTTATATTTATGAGCAAGGATGGTCTAAAGCACTATCCACTACAGAGATACGTTGTAAACAGAGACGGTAACGGTAACGTCGTAGAGATCGTCACAAAAGAATTAATTAGCAGGGAGATATTAGGTATCGAATCGCCTAAACCTCCAGAGCAGCCAGTCAATGGCGACTATGGTTCGACAGAAGATGACGCAGAGGTGTATACCTACGTGCGTATGGATGAAAACAGTGGCCGCTGGCTGTGGCATCAAGAAGCTGACGATCAGATACTTGAAGGCACACGTAGTACAGCACCAAAAGGTACTTCTCCATGGTTGGTTCTTCGATTCAACACAGTAGACGGTGAAGACTACGGTAGAGGTAGAGTAGAAGAGTTCCTCGGTGACTTACGAAGTCTCGATGGATTATCTCAGGCTCTCGTAGAGGGTGCAAGTGTAGCAAGTAAGGTTGTCTTTCTTGTCTCACCATCAGCTACAACCAAACCCGGAACACTGGCTAAGGCCGGTAATGGTGCTATCATACAAGGTAGACCAGAAGACGTAGGAGTGGTACAGGTAGGTAAGACTGCTGACTTCTCCACAGCTGCACAGCTAGCGTCACAAATAGAAAGAAGAATACTCGAAGCTTTCTTGGTTATGAATGTCAGGAACGCAGAGAGAGTAACAGCAGAAGAGGTACGCCTCACACAGCTAGAACTAGAGAAGTCACTCGGCGGGCTATTCAGCTTGCTCACAGTAGAGTTCCTAGTACCCTATCTTAATAGAACACTGCTGATACTACAACGAAGCAACCAAATACCTAACCTACCAAAAGATATTGTCAGACCAAAGATCGTAGCTGGTATCAACAGCCTCGGTAGAGGACAGGACAACGAAGCTTTGACTAGGTTTATACAGACGGTTGCACAAACACTAGGGCCAGAAGCGTTGATGAAGTACATAGACCCAACAGAAGCTATCAAGAGATTGGCAGCTGCACAGGGTATTGACGTACTTAATCTTGTACGTACAGGTGAGCAGCTAGAGCAGATGAAGGAAGAGCGTACAGCAGACATGACTAACAAGTCTCTTGTCGATCAAGCCGGTCAGCTTGCTGGCACACCACTGCTAGATCCTAGTAAGAACCCAGACTTGGCTGAACAAGCAGCTGGGGTACTGGGCAACCTCGCACCACCACCACAGTAACACATGGCAGAAACATTATCATACGAAAACAATACACCAACTGAGACAGTTGAGACTAATCTTACCCCTGACGAACAAGATTCATTACGAGTTGCGGAAGCACAGGAGCAAGGTAAAGAGCCTGCACCAGCAGAAGAAGAGCCTTTACTTGCCGGTAAGTATAAGAACGCTGAAGAACTAGAAAAGGCATACAAAGAACTAGAAAGTAAACTAGGTGAAAAGAAAGAGGAAGAGAAGGCTGAGCCTGACAAACCTAACTTCTCGGATAATGCACAGATTATCACCAATGCGTCAGAGGAATGGTCAAAAGCCGGAGGTAAACTAACCGACGCTACCAAGTCCAAGCTTGCAGAAATGTCTAGTGCAGACTTACTCAACGCATACATGGAGGTACAGGCTAGTGCCGCACCTATACAGCAGATACCTGAGATTACCACATCAGACATTGCATCCATCAAGCAGTCAGTAGGTGGTGATACACAGTATACTCAAGTAATCAACTGGGCTAAGTCTAACTTGCCCGAGAGCGTGATACAAGGGTATGACCAGACAATAGAAAGTGGCAGTTTAGATGCTATCAAGCTTGCTGCTGCCGGTCTCAAAGCTCAGTATGAAGCAGCTAACGGCTCAGAAGGTAAAACCTACACAGGTAAGCCTGCAACAAACAAGGGAGATACATTCCGAAGTCAAGCGGAGCTCCTTCGTGCCATGAACGACCCAAGGTATGACCAAGATGAAGCATACCGTATGGACGTTATGGAAAAACTTGACAGATCAGACATTAATTTTTAGGAGAGCTATGGCTTACGGTTCAAAACCAGTAAAAAAAGTAAAGAAAAAACCTAAGAAAAAGGGAATGAAGTACTAATGCCCAACACTCAAAACGTCAACTCATTTGATGAGCAAAATACCAAAGATGCTGGTGGTAAGAAAGCTAAACGCAAACGCTTACCACAGCCTATTAGAGGTATAGCTAACTTTTTAAATGAAGAGAAAGCAGCAACTCAAGGAAACTTTGAGAAGCTTCGTAAACTAAAAAAGAAACCTAGATACTAATGGCTAAGAAAAAGAAGCCTACCTCAGATCCTAGATCACCACAAGATCTATTTAAACCTGAGAAAAAAGAATACTATCGCCAGCTAGAGTTACCTCTGGCTCGCGTAGAAAAATACAGAAAGAAAAACAATCAGTCAGTAAACGCATGACACACAACCATCAAGGCCAGAAATGGCATCCAGCTGAAGAGCTGAACGGCAGACTAGCCATGCTAGGATTCGTAATTGCTGTTGGTACTTACATCACAACAGGACAAATTATCCCCGGTATATTATAATGACACCCGAAGCAGAAAGATTCAATGGCTGGGCAGCTATGCTCGGTTTCGTAGCAGCTGTAGGAGCATACGCTACAACAGGACAAATCATACCCGGTATTTTCTAATGCCACTAACACCTAAACAGAAGAAGATAGGACGTGTTGCACCTCCACGTGACAAGATCACTGGTGCAGACTTTGCAAAACTAAGAGGTAAGAATGGCAAGAAAAAAGGGCGTAAGCCTGTCTCTCGGAAGAGGTGAGAAGAGTCGCAAAGGCGGCTTGACAGCTAAAGGTAGAGCCAAGTACAACCGTGCTACTGGCTCTAAACTCAAAGCTCCACAGCCCGGAGGAGGGGCTAGAAAGAGGTCATTCTGTGCCCGCATGGGTGGCATGAAAGGCCCGATGAAAAAACCAAACGGCAAGCCTACAAGAAAGGCTCTTGCCTTACGTAGATGGAAATGCTAATGGCTATTACTTATGGTATGGATGGTTCTAAGCGTAAACGCAAGGGATCTAAAATTGCTATGGATTTAGAGTCTGAGAAAAAAATCTTAGACGCTAGAACTAACAAGAAAGCTCGTCAAGACGCTGGCGAAGACCAGCTACTAGATGAAATTTTTAACAGAAAGAAAAAAAAGAGAGGTAAAGTCTAGTGCACAAGAAAGGTAAAAAGAAAGGTGGCAAATGTGGCTGCAAACATGGAGGTAAGTAATGGGTAAGTTATGTCCTCGTGGTAAGGCAGCCGCAAAACGCAAGTTTAAAGTATACCCCTCTGCATACGCTAACGCTTACGGTGTTAAGGTATGTAAAGGACAAGTAAAATCTGGTGGTAAAAGAAAGACTGCCAAAGGATACACAAGAGGTAAACGCTAATGGCACTA